TGCGATCGGAGGAGCAGAAGAAGAACAAAAAGAAAGACAGAAGAAAGCTCTTGGTGGTATTATTAAAGCTGATGAAGGTGTGTTAGCTAAAGATATGTCTAATATAGAAAAATATAGATCTTTTAATCCTTATAACTTTAGTGTCGTTGGTGGAACTCCTTTTAGTCCTATTGCACAAACAGGTCAGTCAATGGGTCTTACAACAGTAGACACACATTCTAAAATGTTTTATCATCCTGATGGTAGAGTACAAGCTGTTCCGGGAAGAATGGTTACAGTTAATGGAGAGCAAAAGTTTTTACCTAATCCACAATACATAGAGTTTACAACAGGTGAATGGTCAGATACTCCACCTTCTCAGGCAAAAGCTAAAACAACTGAAACTCCGAAAGAAGATAGAGATGATAGGGGTAAATCTTCTTTTGATTTTGAAGCACAGAGATTACAGAATGAAAACTCTCTAAAAGTTTCTGCTGAAAGATTAGGTCTAGATCCAAAAGTTTTTGCAGGGTTAGGTTTCTTTACAAGATTTAAACTCTTTGGTGAAGAAATAAAAGCCATGAAGGGTCAAAAAATTGATAAAGATAAAATAAATTCTATAGTTAGTGAAGATGGTAAAGGAAGTCCTTTTGATCTAAAATCTATGTTGAAGACTGTTACAACACTTGGATTTTTATCTACAGGTAATCCTTTTATACCAATTGCAGCTAGAATAATTGGAGGTTTTCTCATAGGTGATGATGATGAAGTAAAAAAGAAAGATGTTAAATCTACTACTAAAGATTTTGAAATTAGTGAAGGTGTTAAATCTAAATCAATAGTTCCTACAGGAAGTAGTGGTGTAGATACTTCTACCATAGAGGGTATTACAAAAGCTTCAGGTGTCACACCTAAAACAACTGCTAAAACAAAAACACCATCTGCAAAAGCAAAAGAAACTTTTAGAGAAAAAGAAGCTAAAGGTTTAACTAAATCTATTGGAACTGCAGGAGGATCAAAAACAGCAAAAGATTTTGAAGATCCATCTGATAATTTTGCAGGTATGATAAACAAAGGAGGATTAATAAACAAACCAAAACGTAACCCTAAGAAGCCTAGAGGTAAGGGTCTAGGCAGTAAATAAATTGGCTACTCAACAATGTTGACCCCAAGAAAGGAAAAGTAAAATGCCAGAATTAGAAAATGTGGAAGCACAAAAAACTGCAGGATATATGAGCAGAACAAGATCTAAGTATAAAGATAAGATCAAAAAAGATGAAGAAGAACTAAAACAACTTATGGAAGAACAGGGTAAACCTAAAGAAGAAGAAAAGGTTGAAGAAAAAACTGAAGAAGTAAAACCAGAAGTTGAACTTAGTGATGAAGAAAAATCTTTTAAAACTCGCTATGGCGATATGAGAAGACACCTAGCTGCTAAAGAAAAAGAATACAATGCCAAAATTAAGGAGCTAGAGGATAAACTAGGAGAAACAAAAAAACTTGTACCACCAAAGTCTGATGAAGACCTACAGGCATGGGTAGATAAATATCCTGATGTAGCAGGAATGGTAGAAACAATAGCCGACAAACGTGCAAAACAAATGTTTGATAAGGCTAATATACAACTAGAAGAACTCAACAAGGCAAAAGAAGAAGCAACAAGGAGTCGTGCAGAGAATGAAATTAGGAAAGCGCATGAAGATTTTGATCAGCTTCGTGATTCCGATCAATTTCATAATTGGGTTGAAGAACAGCCTAAATGGGTGCAGAACGCTTTGTACGAGAATACGGATGATGCTGCTTCGGTTATACGTGTTATTGATCTGTATAAAGTTGATAATGGACTTACCAGATCGGATAAGAAAAATAAAACAAAAGCTGCTGCCTCGTTGGTAGATAGGGGATCTAAAACAAAAGTAGATCCTACTGAATCTAGTGACAAGATTAGAGAATCTGACATTGCTAAAATGAGTGATGCAGAGTACGCAAAGAATGCTGATAAAATTACTGAAGCTCACAGATCTGGTAAAATAATCTATGATATATCAGGAAGTGCAAGATAATACTTGACAAACAGTATTTTATCTGTATAACTAACCCTTAGACACAAAGC